CTTGAATGCATTGTGGGTCGGCTAAAAAGTTATTGATAATCTCAACCTGATAGTCGCGCAACACCATTGGTTGCCCTTCTAGCGGATGACCTTTGCCCCACATAATGTGATTGAATGATTGCTCAGTCACTGATTCAAATTTGAATGTGGTCGAGTAGTCGCGCTGGTCATCCAGTTCAATATCATAGTTGAACTTTTCAAGTATAGGAATAATCTCTGGCAACAGGTTCACATAAGTGCTACCACCTAGTTGGAAGTAACTGACCTTGCCGTCCCATCGACCCAATCTAACTGCTGGCAAGTAACGGGCACCAGGCACATCATACTTAAAAGCTGTGACCAATGCACGACGAGCATCAAGCTCAAGTCCTTCTATTTTGATATTGACTTCATCACGGATTATAATTTTAGCTGTTTGCATTGTGCTAGTATAACATACTTAGTCTAGCAAAGTCAAAAAAACAGGTATCTTTTTACAGATACCTGTTGTAAATGGGTAGTTTGCACTACCCAGGAGCTAACCAATTAACTGTTCTTCATACAAGTGCTAGCGGCCAGGGCCCTCCAATTTGTCTCGGACACTTTGGTCAAGTCAGCAATCTTAAGGGCCATACGCAAGCTCATTTCACGTAGACGAGTTTGATTTGCTTCCATAAACCCAATGATCTCATCGCCTTGTTCTTGGTTAAAATCATAGTCTGCAAACAATTCACCTTTGAGGTAAATTTGCTTGATACGCAAAAAGCGATCACGCATAGTGTTGAGCGTGAGGTCCAAAAAGTGACAACGACTCTGCAAGGCTTCTAAATGGTCTTGTAACTTCTTGCTCTTGAGATTACTGAACTGCAAATTGGTGATAAAGATACAAGCACCTTTGAAGTCAAACATGTCTGGAACACCTTCACGACGCAACATAGCACTATCGCTGTTCCAGTAGATACGACGTTTCTTGCCAGAGTCCAGTGCCGCTTTTAAAATGTTTAGCGATAAGTCATCTTGGAACACACTGTCACAGTCGTCAAACACTAGGACATTATTCTTGTCTGAGTGTTTATACAAAGTGCAGTAAAGACCAATTGGAGTCATTGCACCTTTGATAACTTCGTATTTGATCTTGCGACCACTCAACTGATCAAACAAACCCGAATGCTCCAACTGTTTTTCTACACCGTAGCTCTTGCCCACGCCAGGAGGCCCAACTACAATCATAGCACGGACGTCGCCGGCAATAGTGGCCTTGGTCATTTGGTCCAGAATATCAAACCGCTCGCCAATACGAGTCATAACTTCCTCGTCAGTTTCCACTGGCGCCTTAGCCGGAGCCTGGGCAACAGGTGCCGCAACAGAGTCACCTGTGGTAAACTCTATATCTTCAATTGAATTGACACGGATACGAACTACATCTGGAGTGTCTTCACCAAAGTAACCTTCAGCGTTTACTGTCACATAGCCTCCTTTGGCTCCTGTTTGGTAACCTTTAACAAGAGCGAAGGTTACATTGTTTACGGGTTGATTGCGATAACTACCATGTTTTACAAGAATTGTAGACATTTTTAGCTCCTTAACTATGTTGTTAATATGTGTATATTATAAACTAAATGGATTTAATGGTCAACCTTAATTGGCCATTAGTGTAATTTGCACATCATGTCCTTCGTGGGTAATGCCAACACCCACTGGACGGCCTTCACCAGTAAAACTACTGTGACGGCGATCATAAGCCAATTTTTGTATTGCGAGGCGCAGAGCGGCACCATGGCTCACTGTGGCTGTTTTTGTAAAGATATCGTTTACAGTTCCATACATGCCAAACCCGTTGACAATAAAACGAATTTTGGTGCTGTTACTAAATCCTGCTACGTGGCGCATTTTGGGCTCCTTTTTAGTTTCTATACAAGTATTATAGCGAATCGGTAATTATTGGTCAACCGAAATCAGCAATCTTTTTATGCTTGGGCTGGCGCTGATAACGGGTTTTAAGCTCAACTCTTTTGGGCTTAAACGGGGTGTTGCAGAAAAACAACACCATGTGAGCGCGAGTTTTGCGGGTATTTTGCTTGACTTTCATAATATCATAATTGTAGCAAAATAGCCATTTCGAGTCAACCATAAAAAAACCCTCCATTTTGGAAGGTTTTAGCGGGTTAGTATGCACTAACTTTAATCATCAAATAACCCAGGAACAGATATAGTAAGATCGTGTTCAATAATTGAACCTGGATTTACTGTATAATGCCATGTTCCTTTTCCCAACAGCCGGTCAGCTGTTTGCTTGACACCGTTAATGGTTACATTGGTGCGAGGGTCTCTAACACCTTCGTCGTCGTCTTCAGCAACATCCACATAGTCATCCGGACCGGTGCTAAACTGTATTGTGCCCATATCTATCACAGTGTAATTTGCTACAATTTGTCCAAATTCTACTGTGTTGCCTTCGACAGAAATCGCCAGGTGTTTTGTTCCAAGAAAATCAAACGGCACTTCAAATGTAAACAGTCCAGGTGATGTTTGTTCGCTTTCGTTATCGTTGGCCTTTTCTACCAACTCAACTGGCCCAGAGAATACAGTCTCTCCATCAAGGACGGCAGTTATTTCAGCTGTGCCTGATCCCCATCCTAATAATTTTACAGTTCTATTTGTCATGTTATCCTTTTCCTGATTACGGTATATTTATCGGACTACGATCGGCGTTCGATATCTTCTTCAACGCAATTGTCACCGTATTGTATTTCTACAATTTTTAACGGAGCGTCAGTTTCATTGCACAACTGATGCCAGTCATTACAATTGATATGTATGTGTTTGTGCGGCCCAAATGTGCCTACAAGTTCTTGATCGCTTTTTCTATTTATACTGTAAACTGTGGCAGTACCTTCAGCCACATGCCAATGTTCAGCTCGATCTTGGTGGCGTTGCATACTGAGACGCTGACCAGGCATAACAGTAAGTTCTTTGACTTTGGTACCTGGTACATCATGTAATACCCGGTAATAGCCCCATGGGCGTAGTGCCTTAGGTGCTTTCCATTCTTCCAAAATCCAACTACTACTATTTGCTTTGTCGAATCCGCCGACACCAAATGCAAATTGTAAGTTGTCGTCTTTGACATCCATTTCTGGAATATTTGAGTGTGTGCGATCACCACCGTTTGCAAAAATAATTTTATCATCAGGATAATGTGCTCGAACTTGACGTAGCAAATGACAAGCAGTTCCGTCTTCATCGTCAAAAGTATATACTTCGTCTACTGACGATAAGTTGTTTAATACGCACAGTCTTTCGTTCCACGGCATAAAGGCGCGACCTTTTTTGCGAGTCAGCCACTCGTCGCTGTTGATTCCTACAATCAACATATCACCCAATAAACGGGCTTCCTTTATCAGTTTAATGTGTCCTGAATGTACCGGATCAAATCCGCCGCTTACTATTACTATTTTTTTCATGCAAATATTTATAGCCCGTTAAACGGCCATGCTCAATAAACTGCCGTCAATCCAAGGAATAACTAAATCTTGTTGTCTTAGAGCACTGTGGGTATAAATGCTTTTTACAGCAGACTGGGGTAAAAGATTAAGCTCTACCAATGTGTTCCAATCGATATTTCGTGGATTTTGAGGAGGTTGATTGCTTTTATAAACTACCGCATGTATCCACGGCTCAGTAAGTGTTTGTTTAAAAAAACCAGCACCACAATCCCATCCAGCTGTGGCCAACATATACATGAGACTGACCATAGTATGATGATAGTAGTATCCGTTGGGCAACACATAACTAAGTTGTCGACGATGTATTTGCTGAGTCACTGGCACAGTCAGTGATAGCATGCCGCCAGGGCTGGCAATATGCCACCAATTGCTGAGAGTTTGTATTGGATTTACGGCATATTGAAATGCATCGTGACACCAGAGCACATCAAACCCGCCATCTGGTGCCACGATCGTATCTTCAAAATTACATTGCTGATATGAAATATTTTCATGTTCGTTAGCAACCAATGGATTTGTACCTAAGTCAATACCGTAGCATTTGATATTCAACGGTTGAGGTGTGTCATCACGAGTTGTTCGCGTGGCCCACCACGCCAAATCGTCTCCAGAGCCACATCCAAGATCAACTACGGTGCGGAGACTCAGCATGAAATCATCATACTCGTATAATTGATTTAGGGTTTCGAGACTGTGTTGATGGCTGTCGCCTGGGTGTGCAAACATTATACTTGAACATCCTCCATACCAGCTGCTCGTAATCTTACAATGTGTCCAAGCATAAAGTTTTTACTTTCCATTCCTTTAAGAATACCCAAATATCGATTGCGTAGCAGTGCAACTTCATTGATTAGGGTTTCAAATTCAATAACTTCATCTTCACCATCTACATACTTTTCAGCGTCACGACTGGTCAATGCCCGAGCATAGCCTTCGAGATATTTTTGAAAATGCTTGCGGCGTATTTTGCGTAGTTGTATATTGAGATAATTTAATACTGCTTCGATTTCTTGCAGTTGATTGAACCTGTGTTCTGTAATACCTGGCAAAGCTGTGATATTTTTTTCAATAAGTCCTCCAACTCGACAGTCACGCTTGGCTTCGTCGAGTTCTTGTTCGTAATGAGTAATAAAATCTGGAATGTTACTGAGATCGGCTACAACTTTGCTATACCACATTAATTTTCCCAGTCTTCGTCTTCGTCGTAATCTTCGTCCTCGATTTCTTCTTCTTCCTCTTCTTCATGGTCTCTAAGGTAACTAGTCAATGCTTTTTTAACGTCGCTGTCGCTTTTAAAGGCTGCTTTAATTTCGTCGGCGCCGACATCATTATCAATCAATACCGACACCAGTGTTTCTGCAGCTTCATCACGATCCACTGTGTTGACATATCTTTTGAGTTCTGACCAAATTTCATTTGCTAATTCAACTGACATTGTTATTCCTCCAAGGCTGGTTCAGTAGTTACGGTTTCTTTCTGATTGTTAAAATCAGCCATTACTTTGTCTAAACAACCACCTTCGTTGGCTTCCCACTTTTTACGGAACTGTTTGATGATTTCGCCATCGCTGGTCACAAACACTAGACTGTTGCCTTCCTTCTTGAGAAGGCCACGCTTCTCTGCCAAGTCTACCATGCCTGAGTAAGGATTCATACCTGTTTCATATGGAATTTTAACTTGCATACCTTCAAACGGTTTAGCATAACGAGTCTTCATTACTTTACAACCGGCACGGATACCCATGACTTCCGAAATCTTGTTGCCATCTTCATCTTCTTTCAGCTTCATTTTCTTCATGGCAACCACAATACTTGAAGCATAGATAAAGCCTTGGCCTCCGGAGATTTTATCATCAGGATCAAACATGTCTTGGCTTGCGTATGTGTGATTCGTACAAACCATTCCTACATTGTAACTGCCAAACATGTTGACTGAGTTGCGAACCAATGCTGTGAGTGCTTTGGGTTTACGACCCATGTCACCTTTCATGTCGCCGGCTTCAAATTGATTGACATCAGTTGGAGTCAACAACATACCTAGCGAGTCGATTACAAACAACACCTTCATGCGTTCACCGTCTGGCAAGGCCTTGTAGTCGGTCATAAAGGTTGAAATTGTTTTGGCCACATCATCAATCATGGCCATGTTAAGTTTAAGCAATTTTTCATCGCTGGTATCTACACCCAGTGCATGTAACCAGGCTTCATCAAGTGCGTTTTCTGTATCAATCAAGATAACAAAGATACCTTGTTCCTGTGCATTCTTCACAATGTTACCCGAACAGATGTAACTCTTGCCTGCACCTGACTCGCCGGCAAATACTGTTACTTTGCCTAGAGGAATGCCTTTGTTGAAGTCACCTGAGATTAGATAGTTCAGCGCAAAGTTACCTGTGCTGACCCAATCTGTTGGATCATTGAATCCAATACTAAGACCATCAATGCTCTTAGTGATGTCCTTACGGAACTTGCTGATATCAAATGGTTTTGCCATGATTAATTTCCTTCTTTAAGTTTGTATAATTCTGTAAAAATTTTACTGCTGTCTACTCCACGCCTTGAATCCATCGTTGCCAATTGGTCAAACGATCCTGCCAAATTCTTTTCAATCGGTTGTGCAATGTAGTGTAACATATTCCGATAGCTGTCTTCAAGCAGATATCCTGGATTTTCGTCGATCTTTGATTGTAATTTTAACTTTAATGAGTTTAACACATTTTCTGGTAAATGTCTAATATTTAGGTAATCAGGAGTTAGCAGTGCTCCAATAACAAAACTGTTGTTGTGGAATCCTAACCCTTTTAAATAATCCACATAGTCAAATACGCTATCGTAGTTTAAAAGAAACCACAACATATTGAAACTTATCTTGTGATCAAATTTCCTGATTGTATTCAAATTATCTAAAAAATCTTGCCACCGGCCACCAAAACGTATGTATTCAAATTCCGCTTCAATGGTTTCTGCACTCACTGTCCAATGAACATTTTTAAATTGGCATACTGCATCAAACACTCCAGTATCAACTTTGCTGAGATTAGTGTTTATCCTGAGATTAACATCTGGGTTTAATTCTCGCAGTAGTTTTAAATTTTCCTTCATCAACAAGGGTTCACCACCGGCCAAGTAAACATGTTTGAGGTTTTGAGCGTGTTGATAAATGTAGTTGCGGAAATCCTGTTGCTGTTGTTCAGTTGGCTGTGATATTTTTTTGCCCAATTCGTCTGCCCATCGACTGCTAAACTCAGGGCTACAATATACACAGGCAAGATTACATAAATTGGTCCAACGCACATCAACAGTTTGCAAATCAAAATTGTTGGGTCGGTAAGTGCCCAGTGGAGTCTTTTTAAATTCTCTTATGTAGAAAATTCTATCACTGATAATATCAAACCCTTCTTTGCCGTGCTCTAATTCATAACAAGTCTGGCATCCGTCAGCCGGTTGGTTATCGATTATGTTGGTTTGCTTGACTACATTAGTTGGGCCCAACAGTATTTCTTCAATTGTGTTGTCTTTGATATTGCCTAAGCTGCTGGCACTACGAATACAATTTTTTACTCGGCCATCAACGTTATACATTAGGCCAGTCCATGGCATAGGACAAAAATGCTTGTTAGTCAACACATCTTTGGGGGTCATGCTGGCCCTAACGATATTTCAGGAATTCGCAGGTTGTTGGCTTCGGCCATACGCAGTATAGACATCAACACACTAGCCCAGTTATCAACATCAGCTGCCGGTGGCACTGTTTTGTCTGGGCTGGTGGCAATGTTGCCAGGACGAACTATGACGATCTTTACTTTAAGTCGACGATGTCGTATTTGACGCACCGCTTCTTCCAGCGTGACTTTTTGCAAACGATAATGATCCATGCCTAACCCAGTTAGTGACGATACCGGTTCTTGTGTCATCATGGTACTAATTACAATAATCTGTTTACCAGTACCCGACCAGCGTTGTGCCATTTCAAACAACAGTTCAGTCTGTGCATATCCAGCTTGTGCGTTGTTGACAAATACATCACAGGATTCAATTTGGTCACAAATTTTAGGCGTGTTGCGAATGTTGTTGCCATCACGCTGACTAAGACCAACAATCTCATGTCCGGCCAACTGATATTGTTTAGCAAGGGCTTGACCTATGCCAGCGGTGTGACCAGTGATTGCTATTTTCATACCATGCCTCTCAGTTGTTTTTGCTTTGCTATATATCGATCTCTGGCATCACTGTCGGTATTATCAACACTCAACTCCGCAGGTGTTTTTAAATAAGCATAACTGTGATCAATGCTGTGCTCTAGAGCAAATTTCTGAATATTAGGCAAGTCATCTACGTTTAATACGCTGACTGTTGTCCACAAATTCAATCGTACCGGCATGGTTTTATAGACCATTAGATTTCGGTAAAAATCTTGCCAAGAGACCGGCCAGCGCACAAAGTCATGCACAGCACCAATGCCATCACAACTCACTGTCACAGTAACTTCAATACCGCTGTTGGCTATATCAATCAATTCAGTTAATACTGTGCTACAATTTGTATTGAGTCTCAAGGTTTTGAGATTAGGTGGTAGATTTTTCAACAGTCGCTTGTAGTTCTTGCTGTAACTGGGTTCACCGCCGTTGATGTCTAAATGCACAATTCGTTCTTGTGGCAAACTCCAGAATTGATCTGTGTTGTTGATAATAGGAAATCCAGGTCCTGTTAAACTGCCGATTCTACTACTGAGGTTTTGATTGCAAGTTTGACAAGCGGCATTGCATAGATTATCCAACACGCCACCAACCTGTAGGTAATCCGCTTGTGCTGTCTGGCTGTGCAACTCTGTTGCATACGCTCGTATGCTATTGGGTTCAGTTTCATGACACCGCACACATTCGTCAGGCCATTGGCCATCACTCATCAAATGTTTGGTATTGATCAACCACTCACTGGATTCCATTGATTCGAGCGTGGCAAATTCTGGTGCGTTGACCATGTGTCCACAGCGACTAACTGTGCCGTTGCTGTTGAAACGAACAAAATGATCTAGTCTAGGACAATACATAAGTTGGATTTAAAATCTGTTGTGCATACTCAATCACATACTCGTATGCCGTAGGGTCAGCAGTTTTTATTTGTTGTAATAACTGTTGCCAAGTCAACGACTGTCCGATACAATCAAATATCACTGCATCGATACGCTGATACATATTGTTGTTTTTTACTAATGAGATCTTTTCTATTAGCTCTGTATTAGCTGGTAGCACACCTTCGGGTTTGGCATCTCTGCCGGTAAGTTCTCCGATGGCACTCATTGGCAACAAGTTCAACGTGGCATTGGGATTCAAATACCTTGCTAAATTTAATAACCACACAAACTGTGAAGCGTAATGGCGATTCAACGATATGTAATTCAATGCGAACCATTCTACTGTAACCGGATCAAGCGCAGGATTATCTCTCACGGTGTGTTGTATAAAGGTATTGATTCCAGAAATCAATCTATCTTCAGGGTTTCTTATGATTATGTCAATTGTGTTGATTCGTTGAATCTGTTGATTGATACGTATTGGCCAGTTGTTCTTTTTTTGTG